GACGTGTGCTGCTTTATCTCTGTTAATCCAATATTGAACAGCTTGCACTTCTCTATATGTTGCAGGACTATCTAAATCTCTACAAAGGATGTGCGTATAGTTCTGATCAAATGCCGGTCTTAATCTCCAAAGCATTGCCAAAGTTAATGGTACTTTATCCTGGTGAACTTCAAGTTTAATCGGTAATCTATCCAATAACCCTTTCCATCCTTCATAGGTTGATGTATCTGTTTGGAGTATTATGTCCCATCCTGGAAACAATAACCGATTCATTCTGATGTTAATCATTAAACCTCTGAGATATGAATTGAAGTCAAAGCAGTCAGCATTACGCTCACGCTCATAACCGAATAAAGAATAACTTATTGCGCCTTTCATTTGTTCGTTAAAAATTTATAGTGATATAATATATTATCTATGTAGTGTTCAGTCTTAATCAATCCACTCGCATAAAGTTTATGAGCAAAGTCAGTATCTTCACCATGATTGATCTCTGGATATGTTATTTGATTCGCTATAGATTTCTTAATACAATTCAAGTGATTAGGAAATCGTTCATACTTAATTGTATTTTCAGTTGTAGAGTAACTATTATAACGCATTGAATGTTCAAAAAACTCAGGTTTTGTTCCATCCCATGTAATAACACCTCTCAATGAACAACAATCAACACCTTTTTCTATTCCTTCCATTAATAAATCAATGTAGTTAATAGCAATATCATCATCATCATCAATGAAACAAACATATTCACCCTTTGCCATTTGAATCAATTCATTTCGCTTTGTTCCGATTGATTTCTCACCATTATCATAAAGAGTAACTATTTCTACTAATCCGATGTAGTTACCTTTCTCAACTTGATCGAGCATCTTATCTACTAATGACATACATTGATCTGCTCTACTTGATAATGTAGGAATCAGAATTGATAGTTTATATTCCAAAGTTTATTTTTTTACGTTTGTTAAATGTCAATTCATCTGCTATCCACAATACTCTATCTTCTGTCTTAATACTTAATGCATCTTGAGGTGCTAATCCCCATGCCGGATGAAGGTGTTTGAATAATTGAAGGTCATCACCCATATACTTATAACATCCTAACTGCTTCGCTACTATGTCATTCTCAACATCTGACCACAAAGATATGTAATCGGGATGATAAATGTACTTAAATCTGTTATAATAATCTCTTCCTACAATGTGCATTGTACATACATTAGACTTCTGATTACCATCATTAAAGTGAAGATACTGATTCAGGTCTTTGTAAAATTCAGCACGAATAATATCATCGAATCCTTTCTTAGTAAAAATCATATCATCAGACATACAAATAAGTATATCAAAGTCATAATCGAACTCGTTCAGGTCTCTGTTGATAGCAGAAATCTTATTCTTACTGTTACCCACTACAAAGGTATAGTTACCATCTAATACCGGAAGAGGATACATGCTTTGGTCATCTTTATCAACTGCAATAAGTACATGATAATCGTCACTCGTTACGTTGTTTATAATGCTATCGTACCCTCTTAGAAAGTTAGAACGTCTTGACCTGGTACTATATTTAAATAGGATTCTCATAGTGGCAAATATACACTTTTAATTGATTCATTAAAGAATTTATCCCAATTATTTTTAATGTGTTCATTTCTCTCTAAAATAGAGATTGAAGAACTATGAAATAAATAATCTGAGTAATCCTTTGAATAGATATAGTTATCAGTACCATTCAGCATCGGATATGCATGACGTTCTCCTAAAATTCGTATTGAATAATCTGCGTGTTCAAATCCAAAATGCATGAATTTTTCATCAAATGCACCTACCCTATCTAATGCATCCTTTCTAATATACATAAATACACCTCCACAATCATGATAGTAACTGCAATGTCCATCCGTAGATAACTGCACATGCATCTCGTTTAGATATAATAAATGCTCTTTGTTTGCATTAATGAAGAACTCAATCCATCCATCCTTAATCGGATAGCAGTCATCATCGAATAGGAAGATATGGTCACAATTCTTCAAAGATCTGAGACATTCATTCTTTCTAAATGCTACACCTTTACGATTTTCATCGGTATCTGTTGCTATATAAATCTTTACATTATCTGTAAACGTATGTTTATAGATATGCTCTAAGCACTCTTTTAAGCACTCAGGTCGATTGTAAGTCGTTATCCCTATTCCTATGCTAACCATCTATCAAATATCTGTTTACGTTCTACATTAACTATCTTAATGTCATACCTTGCCGATACATACTCAAATAGATTCTCTTTGAGATCTTCTACTTTATTCGGATTCTTTACTAAATACTTTATATTATCCTTCCATTTCTTATCGGCAGATACTAAAACATTGTGCAAAGTAATATCATCACGATAAGGTATAACATTAGAGACGATCACCGCTTTCTTTTTGAATCCTGCTTCGATTAATTTAAGCTGCGATTTGTTCCGGTTAAATTCTGTACTAATTAATGGAACTAATGCCACATCAATAGAATCGTATAGCTTACCATACTCCAGGATCGGCATTCCATTCAGTCTCATGTACGGCTCATCCATATCTTTGAACTCTAATACCCTATTCGACATTAGTAGTTCTCTATAGTTCAAGTTCAACAGATGATATCCTCCAGTGAAGCACTGCTCAATATACTTGTAATATGGATTCGGTGTTATCTCACCTTTTGCATCCTGGTTGAAGTTATAACCTGCTGTCAATAGCTGCCATTTCCCTCTGATGGTTTCATCTTTATACAGCTTCATAAGTTCAGGATATAACATCTCGACATCAGCAACATGATGAACTCCTGCTACATATCCAAATCTCATTCTGTTATGTGTGGTCTCTATCGGATTCGGTTGCCATTGTTCCTCCTCAGTATTAATGGCATTCGCTAACACATAAACATTATGATTGTACTCTCTGATTCTACTTGCTAAGTAGTTAGTAGTAGTAGTAATAAAGTCAGCATCCTTTAATGCTTGTATAGTATTTTCAGCATAACCATTCTTCTTATACTGATCATAAAGACTGTGATTCTTTGGTAATACCCAATAGTCATCAATGTCAAAATGCACTTTTAATCCTAATCGTTTGTACCTGGAGACATCTGACTTGATCTCTCGAAGAAAGGAAATACATTTAAACTTCTTTAAGTAATCATCAGTAAGTTCAGATTCATTATAGGTAAATTCTACCTTAATCCCTAATGATGCAAAAGGAACTATCTGCCGATGGTATTGCAGTCCTGTTATTCTGCTACTTGTTACTACTAAGATCATATTGTGTTTTTATTTTTTCTGTTATATTTTTAACCATGTATTGAACTGTCTTGAACGATATACCCACCAATGCTCCCACCTTCCTATAAGTACCATGCTCAACGTATAGTTCAAGCAATCTGAACTCTGTCGGGAATCTCTTCTGTGCTATCTTCTTTTCTATCTTATTCATCAGTAATACTACATCTGAATGTATCTGATCAATGTTATCATCTTCGTATACTTCTCCCTTTGTTGTTGTTTCGCAGCTTCTATATTTTTTGTAGAAAGCCATGTGAGGTTGAGTATATTGGTAGTACATAATCTTATAACAGTATATCTCTAAAGTTTTCTTATTATAAAGATTAACAAGGTATTCTATATCCATCTCAGCAACGATAATCAACAGTTCAGATAAGAGGTCATTATAAAGGTCATCTCCTTTGGTGATGCGGATTGCAGATGACTTGACAGCTTTAGAATTGTAGATAAACAGAAGAATTTCGTTTCTTTTCACATTCAAAGATACCTAAATAAACAACAAAAAACATACTTTTCTCATATATTCCAATTTATTTGTAATTTTTTCTCGTTCATTATCAGTCAGTTATAATTATTTTTATACACTTATGTCGGGCGAATGTAAATAAGATATACATTTGTCCTATCAAAATCAAACAAATAATTTAAAAACTTAAAATTATGGAAGCAACAATTAAGAATATCGTTTCAGAAGCAGTTAGCCAAGCTAAAATGGAAGCATGTACTTCTGATAGAACTGCTAATTTAGCAGATGTATCTTTAGAGATTAACATCACTGTTGATTCGATTAAGTTTGATACTGCTACGGCTAAGAATATGTTTTTAGGTTTTTGTTTTGCTGAGTTGCGTAAAGTAGCTGCTTACTTATACCCCGCTAAGGTATCAATGGATGTAAATGGTAACTATACTACTAACTCTAAACTTTGGGCATAATGGAATATGTAATTAATTTACTTGAAAAAGATAAGTATCTTTTAGAAAATTGCTTAAACGAATGGGAATCCTCAGAATATCCTACAGCAAAAAAAGAAAGAGAAAATAAATTAACAGAAATAAACAAAGCAATAAAACTTTTAACCAATGATACAAATACAATCCACTACACATCCTGATCACAGATTCATTTCTTACTCTGCATGGATGAAATACATTAAAAACAGAAATAATCAAACCTTAACTAAAACCATTAAAAACTATGACAAACAAAAATCAAGATGACAATCAAGAATTGTTAAATGCAAATGAAGTAAAAGCATTACTTAAAATTAGTACTTCTGCTCTATGGAAATATGTAAGAAACGGAGTATTAAAGTCTTATCGAATCGGAGATCGGACAATAAGATTTAAAAAAAATGAAGTATTAGAAACACTTAAATTCGATTCAAGAAATTAAATCAATCATTTAACCAAAAAAACTATGACAAAACAAGAAACACAAACCAAAATTAACGAGTTAGTTACACTACTTAACACATTAGATGTCGAAGGTATTACAGCTAAAATCTTTGTAGCAAATGATAACATTCTGAAGCTATTAGCCGCAGATTACAATGTAAAGGTTTACGAACCATTTGAGATGTTTGGCAATGAAGAAAGACTGTTCTACTTTAGTAAGGATAAAGTAACTATCCATGTAAAGAGCCAAATGAAGTACAGAAAAGAAACCCAGTTAATTGAATACTAATGAGAGAGATAAACTACGGAAAAGTATTAGAAAAGTCTTTAAAACGCAAAGGAATGAGTAAGAAAGCTATTTCTTTGATGTTAGGGATTAGTCGAAGTACTTTGTATTCAAGATTAAAGGATGGTGAGTTCACCTTCTGTCAAATGATAACTTTAAGAGAGGAGAAATTAATATGAGTTACGATGACTATAAATTAGCAACCCCACCCGAAAACGACACTAAGTGTTATGAATGTGGGAAAGAATCGGCACACTGGGACTTACACATATTATTTATAAACCTTAAAGCAATTGAAGTCTGTTACGAATGCTTAAATAAACTAACGACAAATGACTAAAATAACCGAAGCAAATTCACAGCAACAGGTGTACGATTGTTATCTTAATGGCATGACACCGGAGACAGCAGCACAAAGTTTAAAGTTATCGTATAAATATGTAAAGAACAAGTATGAGGACTTTACTATTCATTCAGCTACTCTTAGAGGTAATGACAAGAAAGAACGTATCGGTCAGATTTATGCAATCGAAAGAGAATTGTTCAGCATCATGGAGATGAATCCCAAAGACAAAAGAATTGATCATTATACACAAATCTATAAAACCTTTTTAGTATGAACACAGACAACCAATGGTTAGTACTTGTAATCTTAATTAACACGATCTATGCAGGATGTTACATCAACAAAAGCAAAGAATCAGCAGAACAGATCAAAGCAGTAAAGATTGAGTATGTATTGAAGTATCAGCAGTATTGCGATTCAGTAACTACATTTTGTATTAACGAATATGATATTGTAGGCAGATGCAAGAAATAATCACAGAACTAAAGGAAATACAAAAGACATTCCCGAATGCTCACATCCGGTATAATGCCGAGACAGATTCACACTTTATTTGTTATTTTAGTGTAAAATATTACAATTCTTTATTAATAAATTAATTATCTTTACAAAAAACGTAAACTATGGAAAAAGAAGTAACACACTGGAAACAGAAGCTAACCGATGTAAATTGGATAGGAACGTACATCCTACCGAATGGTATGGATATCATCGTAAAATTATTAAGAGTAGAATGGAAGGAAGATCTCAAGGTAATGGGACAAGCTAAAAAGTCATTTGTAGCTTACTTTGGAGATAACAAGTACTTTGATAAACCAATGCTATTAAACAAAACTAATCTTAGCAGAATAACAAAGATCACCGGAACACCGAATCCTCAAGAATGGATTAACCTAAACATGGATGTTATTCTTTGTCAGGAAATGGATAAGGCAATTGGAGGAGGTAAAGATTGGGCATTGAGGATTAAAGAATACAATAAACCTAATCTGATCTTAGACAGTCCAAACTTCATCAAAGTAAAGGAAGCTATTCAGTCAGGCAAAGCTACAATCGAGCAAGTAGAAACCAAATACAAGTTAAGTAAGGAGGTAAGAGATGCGATTATTTAAGATTAGATGCTCAGCAATTGGACAAATTATGTCCAACGCTAAAACAAAAGGTGATCTGTCAGCAGGATGCAAAACATACCTTGAAAATTGGTATGCCAATGACAAAGAAGATATCCATTCTAAATACTTTGATAAGGGCAACATGGTTGAGATTGAATGTATTGACTTAATGGCATCTGTCTTAGACAAAGGATTAGCATTTAAGAACGATGAACATAAGGAAGATGAATACTTTACTGGTACTTGCGATGTGCAGTTAGATGATACCATTGTAGATGTTAAGTCGGTATGGGGAAGAAAAGGACTTCATGCAGCTTGTAATGGATTAGATAAGGATTACGAATGGCAGCTTAGAGGATATATGCATCTTTATAATAAACCAAAAGCTATTCTATTCTATGGTCTATGTGATACACCGGAAGAATGTAACTATGGTAATGAGGTGATCTACTCAGATATGCCATTGGATGAAAGATGGACTGCGTATAATGTGGAATCAGATTCCCAATTAGTCCAGGAGATTATTGACAAGGTTGTCAAATGCCGAGAGTACCTTGATGAGTATGCAAGTAAAATTAATAATAAATTAGGTAAAATTAACTAAGATGGACTATAGATTAGATTTATTCAACGCATTAAAAAACTACCAGGATAATGCTACTGTTGATGATCACTTATTTTGTTATTCCTACAATACTAAGGAAGGAGATTCGCTACAAACCTATGTCGGTGATATGCCAATTCTCGCAGATAAGCTGAGCGAATTAGACTTAGATGATTATGGTCTAAGAGTAAAAAGTACCATACTAAATTCTGCATCCTTCATCCTTCAGATGGATGAGAAACTAAGAGACCATTTTATAACAACAATTAAAGAAATTACAGATGAACAATTAAAAACTAAAAAAAATGTACCTAAAAATTAAAAAAGCTGAATTAATACCTGATACCTACGGACAAAAAATATCTATTAGCATGATAGGTCTTTACGATGAGAACGATAAATGGATCAGATGGATTAAGTTAAATGAAGAAACAATTAAAGTCTTAAACAATAGTAAATTAACAATTAACAATTAAAAACTAAAACAAATGAAAATTACAGGCAAAGTAAAGTTAGTCGGACAAACAGAACAGGTATCCGATAAGTTCAAGAAAAGAGAATTGGTAATTACTACCAATGACAATCCAACCTATCCGCAACATATTTCAGTACAATGTACGAACGATAAATGTGTTATGCTTGATAATCTATCTGTAGGTACTGAAGTATCGTTAGAGATTAATTTAAGAGGCAAGGAATGGATGAGTCCAAAAGGTGAGGTAAAGTACTTCAATACTATTGAATGTTGGAAAGTAGATGTAATTGGTTCAGCACCGACAGTAAAATCATTACCTCCAGTTATTGATGATATGCCTTTTTAGGTAAGTAGCTGATAATAAGACTGCTAATGAAAATTAGCAGTTTTTTTGTTACGCTTCCATTACGTTTTCATTACACATTGAAAATAGGTTAAAATATTAATAATCAAACGATTAACCTAAAATAACTCACATTGCACGTTGTTGCGAGAACTTTTTTAAAAAACAGCACCTTCTCTTTTTAAAATTTGAAATGATTAGAGAATTAATGCATCAATGTGTAATAATCAAAATAAATAATTACATTTACACCCATTCAAAATAAAAACTATGGTAACAATATTTAAAGATTTATACACTACATCAACACCTTTCTACAAGGATATAGCTTTTATATTAGAACGTATTAAGACTGGTAAGAGCAAAGAACTGGTAGAAGCTATCAGAAACGAGAAGAACAAAGAGAAGAGGGATGCATTAAAAATTAAACTTCCTGCAATCTTATTTAGTGGAACATTCAGCAATAGGAATGCAAAAGGTCTTAAGGATCATTCCGGGTATATCTGTTTAGACTTTGATAAGTATGAATCTGATAAGAAGATGACCGCAGATCGAAAGAAATTTGAGAAGGATGAGTATACTTTTTCTGTCTTTACCTCTCCTTCAGGCAATGGTTTAAAGTTAATCGTAAAGATACCTCCAGTAGTAGATAACCACAAAGATTACTTTATCGCATTGGAAAAGTATTACAATAGTGAGAACTTTGATATTGCTTGTAAGGATGTGAGCAGAGTATGTTATGAATCTTATGATGAGAAGATATACATTAATACGCAATCAAAGGAATGGAATAAATTTGATGAAATATTAGGATCATCGTTTATTGAAAATTCGCCTATAATAGTTTTGGAGGATGAGAACGAGATTATAAGCAGACTGATAAAGTGGTTTGATAAGAACTACAGCATGACTGCTAATAGGAATACTAATCTGTTTATCTTAGCTTCTGCTTTTAATGAATTTGGAATATCGCAGGATAGCTGTAAGTACTACTGCCAAAAGTTTATTCAGAAGGATTTTACTGAGAAGGAGATAGAGAGAACCATCAGATCAGCATATTCTAAAGTATCAGCATTCAGAACAAAGTATTTCGATGATGATAAGAAGGTTATGCAGCTTCGTAAAGACCTGAAGAAAGGTGTAGGGATTGATGAACTGAAGAAGCAATATAAAGGAATCGATGTTGAGACCATTCTCGAAAATACACCTACCGATATATTTTGGTTTATAACGAAAAACAATAAGATCGGTATTGATAATTTTAAGTATAAGACCTGGTTAGAGCAGAATGGATATTACAAGTATTATCCTGAAGGTAGTGAATCGTTCATACTGATTAGAATCGAGAACAACATCATTGATACAGTTAATGAAGTTAAAATAAAGGATTTTGTACTATCGTTCTTGTTAAAGCAGAAGGAATACGATGTGTATCAGTACATGACTAATCTACCAAAGTACTTTAAAGAAGATTTCTTAAATACCATTGACATCATTGACATCAGATTTAAGGAAGATACGAAGGATAATGCATACCTATACTTTAAGTCTAACGTAGTGGAGGTGTCATTGACTGGTATTAAGATAATTGACTATATCGATTTAGATGGTTTTGTATGGAAGAAGCAGATCATTGATCGTGAATACAATGAATGTTTCTTTGAGGATTGCGTTTATAATAAGTTTATCTCATTAGTAGCAGATTGTGAGCAGGTAAGATACGATACAATAGTATCAGTAATTGGTTATCTGTTACATTCTCACAAGACATCAGCCAATAACAAAGCAATTATTATTAATGATGAGACCATCTCTGATAATCCCAATGGAGGAAGTGGTAAAGGATTGTTCTGTAATGCTCTAAAGTATGTAAAAAAGGTTGATACTATTGATGGTAAGCAATTCGATTTTAATAAAAACTTTGCCTACCAAACATTGAATGCAGATACTCAGGTGTTAGTATTTGATGATGTGGAGAAATCCTTTAACTTTGAAAGTCTATTTAGTATTATCACTGAAGGTATCACCATTGAGAAAAAGAACAAAGATGCCATTAAGATACCAGTATCTCGAAGTCCAAAGATAGTAATAACAACCAATTATACCATTGGAGGTGTAGGAGGATCATTCGATAGGAGAAAATTTGAGATTGAATTTAGCAGCTACTTTAATGCTAATCATACACCGGAGCAAGAATTTGGAGGATTACTTTTTGATGGATGGGATGATAAAGAATGGAATATGTTCTACTCATTCATGATTAACTGTCTACGTTACTACATGGAGAACGGATTGGTTAAGTATGAGCATAAGAACCTGGAGTTAAGAAAGCTATACAAAGAGACAGCAACTGAATTTATTGAGTTTATGGATGATGCAATGTTGATACCAGGAGAAAGAATAAACAAAACAGATCTATTCAATAAATTTATTAATGAGTACAAGGATTTTAACAAATGGCTAAAACAAAAAAGGTTTAAGATATGGATAGATACCTATGCTAATTATAAGAACTATAAAACAGAACATGGTACATCCTTAGATGGTAGATGGGTAATGTTCACAAATAAATAAAATATGCTAAAAAAACTAATCGAACTAAAACATTCAGAAGAATGCAAGAAGTATCCATCAATGCCACCTGCGTACATTCCGCTCACTAAGTTTACAGATAAGACCGCCAATGGACTAACGAAGTGCGTAATTACCTGGATCAATCTACATGGAGGACAAGCTGAGCGAATTAATACTACTGGCAGAATGATTGATAAGACAAAGGTAGTATCTGATGCATTAGGACAGAAGCGAATGATAGGTAGTGTAGAATGGCAGAAAGGAACAGGAACAAAGGGCAGTGCCGATATAAGTTCTACGATCCGAATGAACATAAATGGCAGAATGATTGGTGTATCTGTAAAATGGGAAGTAAAAATAGGTAAGGATAGGATGTCAGAACATCAAAAGAAATACCAATTGGAGATAGAAGGAGCAGATGGATATTACTTTGTAGTAAAGTCCTTTGATGATTTTATTGAGAAATATACTGAACTAACCAAATAAAATATAAAACTATGACACCAAAAAAAGAAGGTATTATTGTAATCGTTCAAGACTGGGGACGTATGAACCAAAATAGCTTTTGCAGTTCTGAAATATGGCAAGGCATAAATAGGAAGAAATATAAAGAAAGCCAATGGATTGAAGCATACGGAGATGAAAGACATAAAGAAATTGAGGTAAAAGCAAAAGCTATTGAATGGGATGTAAAGTATGTAAATTTATATGCTTAATCTGTCCGAAATATAGCATATATTTGTGACGAAGTTACTTTGATTATTAGCTATAATGTTGGATAAAACAAATAAAAAGGGGTGCTTTTGTCTAATATGTGAAACATTAACTATCATAAACAAGGTTATATACTTACATTTGTTTTACAATAGAAAGGGTATAACCTAATTAACAAAAACCTAATTATGTCAGATATAACCAAATGCAGAACACAGCTAAACTTGAGATTGACTTCATTAAAGCTACAGATACAATGTAAGGTAATTATGTATCGACACAGTTCATAACAGCAGAGCAAAAACAAAACTTAATTTAATAACTAAAAAAAACCATGAAAAAACTATTAATTTTAGCAGTATTATTTGCTTCTTGCAAGAAAGAAGAAAACAAAACAACATCAACAACATCAACAACGCATACTGTTGAGATAGTCGGACAGTCTCCTTTTGACAGTTATGTGACCATTAATGGTGTAGATCAAGGACAGGTTAATCATATCTTTCAAGTTACCAATGGTCAGTCATTTACATTTATTGATTATGGTGATGATACCTTCAATCCTATAACTATGACTACAAATCAAGACTATATAAACGTAACTGTATATGTCGATGGAACTTCCGCTTATACTCATGGAGGTTATGACAATGCAGTCTTTACTTATAATCCATAAACAAACAAGACTAATATGAAAAGCTTGCCACTAACGTTTTGGGGCTTTACGCAGGGTGGGATTTTAGCACCGAAGCTCATAAAATGTAAAAATGTTCGGACTTGCACAAATGCTTATTAAATGCACTTCTGCCCACCTTGCGTAAAACCCTTGTTATCGGCAGTTTTTTTCGGTCGGTTCGTAAAATGTTAAATTATTAAACAATTAAAATAAAATAAAAATGGAATTATTAAAAATTGGCGATAAACTATATTGCAAAGAGATTTCTCGTTGGACTGATAATGTTACATATAAGTTCTCAACTGTACAGAGAATTACAAAAACACAAGCTATATTGTCTAATGGCACAAAATTAATAAATGAACCAACAAAAGGTCATTATGATGAAGTTGTCGGTTATACTACTTATGGCGATAGGTGGAAAAAATGGTACTTTGAAACAGAAGAAATATTGTTATTAGCTAAGAAAGAAAGAGAAAAACAAATTATTAATTCTTGGTTTGAAAAAAGAAAGTTTACGAATGAAGAAAAAAGAATTATCTATCTTAAATTTAAAGAACTTGATTTATTAGAGGTTGTGGCTTCTGTAAAATAGCCGATAACTAATGGCTAACCGCCATAACGTGGCGCATATACAACTAAACAAACAAGACTAATGAAACAAACAGCAGTAGAATGGATATCAGAAAATATAGATAATTTAATTCCATAT